CGTCCCCCGACTTCCGTCGATTCAAATTCTTCTTTCGTCAAACGTTTCTCGATTTCTTCCGCATTTTGAGTGATGGACGTTTCGTGTTTGCCGACAGTACCTTCCAGTGCATCCACAACGCTCTTTTCTGCCTTACTGGATATCTCTGTGGCATTCTGACTGATTGCCGTTGTGTGGTCGCTTACAGTGCCTTCCAGACTATTCAGGGAACTCTGGGATGCTTTGGATGTAATATCCTTAGCGTTCTGCGTGATTCGGGTTTCGTGGTCTGTGATGCTTTGATTGACGGCATCCACATCGCTTGTGTTCGCTTTACTCTCGATCTGTTTAGCGTTCTGGCTGATGGCAGTTGTATGGCTTTCCACAGTGCCGCTCAGTGCATCCACAATGGATGATTCCGCTTTACTGCGGATATCCGTTGCATTTTGACTGATGGACGTGCCATGGTTTGCGACTGTATCGTTGAGCGTATCGACAAGGGATTGATTCGCTTTACTTAATATCTGTTCTGCATTCTGGCTGATCTTCGTTCCGTGTTCCGATACCGTATTATTGATTGTATCAACAACACTGGCATCCGCCTTACTGGAAATGTCCGTAGCGTTCTGACTGATACGTGTTTCGTGATTGCTAACCGTCCCGGACACGGAATCCAGTTCGGATTGAGATGCTTTGGATGTCAACTCTCCTTCGATGTTCGACACCTCAACGTCTTTTACGTCGAGCCGGTTACCGTGTGTTTCAAGGGCGGCTTCGGCATCTGTGATACGTTCTTCAGCTTTGTTTATTTTCGCTTCGGTGTCTTCAGGAGCGGGATTCCAGTCGGTTGCGATTGTGCCTTTTTCAATTTGAATATCATCGATATAAACATCATTGTCTATATTTTGGATATAAAACCAATAGTCCCCTGTACCTCGGACTGTAAACGGAACAATTAATCTTCTCCATTCGCCAACCCAATCAACATTATTATCTGATGATTGGATAACTGCGCCTGAAGAGCCGTTTATCCCCACTCTAAAACGACTTACTACATCAGTCGGATTAACATACATAGAGATAATAATTTTTTCGCCTTCTTCGAGGTGTAACCACGTTTCATCAGCTTCTCCATAAGGTCTAACTCTTACATATCCAGATGACGTTCCTGTGTTCACTTTCCAAGACTTATTACCTGAATGAGAAACATCATCAACAATTTCGTTTGTTACCCCACTTGCTGCTCCTACTACCGCATCGCCAACACTATAAACTTCAAAATCACTATACCTGAATAAATTCCGACCCCCAACTTCCAAACCGTCCAGTTTCGCCCGGGCATCGTCTAACTGTTTCTGCAAGTCTGTTTTCGTATTTTCCAAGTCCTGAACGATCTTCAAGTCGCCGATCAATTGACCATCACTATTGCTGATGCCTTCAAATTTATTTGCGATTTCATCGAGGGCATCATTGAACTTTTCTTCACTGTATTGAGATTGTAAGAGTTTGAAATATTCATCTATTGCCTGTTGCGCTTGTCCGATCGCAATACTTAAATAATGCACGGCATCCCTGTAATCGACGATCAGGGCTTGTATATCTATTAATGCACCGATGGTTGCCGTATCAATCGTCATGCCATCCAGTGCGTTTTTGATACTTCTGAATATATTGTTGACTGTATCTAATCGACTGTTCAATATGTCTTGAAGTTCTCCGTCCACAAAATATTCATTCGTCATGATGTTGGCGACTTCGTTCTGTAATTCAGTATGACGGACAGTTAATGTCTGATACATATTCGTGATGCTATCGTACAAGGCTTCTTCCCTTGTGATTGCACCGATTTCAGATGCTTCACTGACTGAAGCTTTGACCCATTTACCGTTCTCATACCGATACAGAATACCGACCTTCGGGTTGGAAGTGTCGAACCAGAAATCGCCTTCCTTTGGATTGTCGGGCGGCGTTGGGGTCTTTGGAATCTTCCGTTCGTATTCCTTTTCGATTTCTTCGATGATGTCTTTCTGGATATTATCCGCATTCCTGACCGCTTCATCCAGGCGTTGTCTCAGTCTCCAGAGGATATTATTGAACTCTGCCCTTAAATCTTCACGCTCGAACTCCACGATGTCCCCAAACACAAATACCCGGTCTGTTTCATCCAACAGATTCCGAGTGATTTTTTTAGTATTCGCTTCAGCATACCGATTCATATCTTCATCTTTGACCCGGACTTTATCATACAGTCTGATGATTTCATGTCCATATAGCTGACCGAGATTAATGGCATCAATCTCATAATCAACAAGCGGTGCTTTCCGCTTATTCAATTCAGTCCGTGCCAGGGATTTCAAACGGTCTCTGGTCATGTTCTGGTCTTCAGTCTGTGGCTCGTAGATATTCCAAAGGTATCTTCCGGGTTTGTTGTATTGCTCATTGGCTTCATCATCGTAAATCATTTCCACAATGCGTTCTTCGGTTTCATCTTGTGGCTGAGGGCCGAGTGCCACGAGTGCGGTTGCCATGTCCTCTGTGTTGACTGTTCGTTTGAATACGTCCAGGTCTTTCCCTCTGGCTATCTCTTTGCCGTTAAACAGATGATTGACTTTGACCAGATCGACACACCGTTTGACGACACGGTTATGCTCCACTTCCACACGGAATCTCAACGACATATCAAAACGGTTGGCAATGCTGACCAGTAATTCATATGGCGTATTATAACCTGTCCAGGATATCGTCCTGAAACTATTGTATTCCACTGTGCCGGCATCCCATCCAGTTCCAGTAAGGGCATAGTCCACCCATTGTTTTGTTGTGAACTGCTCCTTGCCGCCTGGGGCAATCGGACGTTCGTTATTCAGGTCTTCCAGATATGAACCATTGGAAAACACGGACATTTCATCATTCACTTCTTCCACGTTCTCGATGATGAACTCCCTGTAATCGCCATCTTCGTCCTGAATCAAAGCCCGGTTGCGTTCCATCAGACCTTCATATTCTCCAAACACAGTGAAATCCAATGTCTCACTTTTGGAATCGGCGTCCTGTTCATGGACGGCTTCAATAATATTTCCGTCTTTTGGAATGACTGATAACACTTCATCTGTCCGGTTGTCGATTAAATGTATCAATATGTGTCACCCCCTATTATAAAAATCTGTCATACCATTTCACTTTCGTGTCAAATGTGCCTTGCGGCTCTATTAATAGTGTATTTAATCCTTTGTCAATCTTGAAGTAATTCGATCCGAAATCCTTATGCTCGATGACCGGTTTATCATTGATGCTCACATAGCTTGCTTTCCCATCGATGAATATTTCATCGCCTTTTCTTATCAGTATCGGGATGGCCTTGTTATCTCTTATGAGTTCCTGAATGTGAATCCCGAGGATAAAATGCCGTTGCACATTGTTTATCCGTTTTGCCTTCCCCTGAAAGATGTGCGTAAGCCGTACAGGGCTTGAAAAGTGCCCCCCGGTATCATTGTATGTGCGGACGTGTAAATCACGTACCTTGCGCCTGAGCGGATCATTGTCATCGTCATACTTGAAGGTTTCCACTTTGAGTTGTGTCCCTTTACGCTCCAGATACATATATACGACCAGATGTCCGACTTTCATATCCGGTCGGCTTGTCCGTCTGGTATATATTCGAGTGGATTCCCCGTACTCATTATAAGCATTGACCACGACGGAACCGGTGTTCCCACCGACTGCCGTGTCAATATATCCAACGCTGAAGACTACCCGCCCCTGTTCATCATAAAGATAGGATACGGACTTCCCGGGATGCGTGGCACTGCTTTGCCTGACAGATATCTTAAAGAAGAATCTGAAGTCCTGTAATGACTTTCCGAGGGACTTCATGATACTTGCACCATGAAAGGCTCTCTGACCAGTGTTTCCCCAATTTTCAACATATAGACTGTTGGGGGCAACCGTATATCTGCCCCCGATGACTTCGCCGCCATCCAGTCCATCGCCATAGTCTGTACCACTCGCAACATTCGTCCATCCCAACAAGCTGTTTTTATTAAATTCATCCCTGTATTGATAAGGAGCCAAATCTTTCGTTTCCTCTGTGGCATCTTCAGGCTCCCCTACCATGAAGTAATCTTCATCGCCTTTTGTAATCATGAACATTGTTGAATTTTTCAGTGCCGTGGCTTCTACCATGAAATCCGTATTATCCGTTCCGCCATTGACCACATCAACTGTGTCAGATATCGCCGTATTGGTCTACAGATATATGGAATGACCTTTCCCATCCAGTGAAATGAATGTCACGGTACACCGGGCAAATGTGACGATCTCGTCCTTTTCTATACCGCCCTCTACCATAACGTTGTAATATTTATCCGGGTCATTCGGAAATACAATACGCTTTGGTGTTTCAGTGTATAACCACCCCACCATATCATCCGCAATCTCTTGCAGTGACATTGTTTCGGTGCGTTTGACCACAAACTTGACCGTCCATTTTTTCTCTGCGTTGTTTGTCCGTCGTAATACCGCTCCGTCCCGGCCGCTGATTTCATTCCGTTCGACTGTTCGGTCGGGGCCGTAATGCGTATCTATTTCTTCTATCGAGGTTATATAGTCTTTTTCGATTCCATTGAAACTGAACATTATTTTCGTCCGCCCCTTTCAAACTTATTCCTTCTATTTGCGGAATAATCATTATATCTCTTAACGGCCGGTGCAATTTTCTTACCAACTCTATCTTTATCCAAGTAGATGTCTCCACCTTCGGTTGCGTAAATGGCTTCTCTGATTTCACGGTTCAATCTATTCGCTTCTTTGAGTTCATCCAGTAATGCACTGTTGTCATTGAATCCGAGCATGTCTCCAGTCTGTCTCCAGATCGCTTCCTGAGACTGTTTGCGAGCCGGATTGTGGCTGATGATGGATTCCCTGAATCCTTC